AAGGAAATTACGCCATCTTATCTGTTTGAATAAAATCATTATCTCTTGGTGGGATCACTAGGTCGTCAGATGTGATAATCACATATCGGTAATTATACACGTTACAGGTGTTTATTGCAACCTCATCGTCAACTTCTACAACGGACATCTCTGGGTAATCTTCTGCCTCCAGAAGACCGACATAACGAATTGCGTCATCTTCCTCTTCAAAGAGGTACAGTGCCTTTTCTCCATCTTCATCATGGACTGCGTAGGCACCCTCCTCTTCTTGCCCAGCAACTGTAAGTATAAACATTACTCCAACTCGCAAGCCTCTTGATACACTTCTTTCATCAACTGTTTGACAATATCTTTATCCAGATCAAAGTCCGAATCGTCAATGTATTTATTCAGAATGGTTAAAGTATCCTCACACTCATCTTGAGATAAATTGACCTCATCATCATTGATTGCAAAGTTTTCAACAACTTTAATATCAATGCATCCTGTCTTGATAATCTTATCAATGAACTTTTCAAATTGAAGTTGACTTGACTTCTTGCGAACAACTACCTTAACAATCTTGTCCTTAAGGAAGGAAGAATTGAATGTTTTGTAGTTGGTGTCTTCATAGTAAATCCTTTCAAACATTGTATAAGGATTTTCAATGAATTCCATTTCTAGAGTTTCAGTATCAAAGATATGAAATCCTCTTTTGTCATCTACATCATTCCAGAACATCTGGTAGGGATTACCGATGTAAAAGATTTTTCCATCATTTGATCTGGTATGATAATGTCCAGACAGAACAAGATCAAACTTTTGAAATGCTGTCGGATCTAGACCACTATCCATGATATGTCCACGGTGTGCTTCAAATCCATTCAACTCAAGATGTCCCATGACAACTTTTGCCTTAGAACCCTTCACAACCTCAAAGGTCTGCTGCTCGTTGTCCTGACAAATCCAGGGAACTAGAAGAATATTAGTATTTCCAACTTTATACTCTTTTGGTTCTGTAACCTTTACAACGTTGTCGTACTCTCCCAACAAACTATTGATGGAGTTAACATCATTGGTATTTTTGTAGTAAGCATCATGGTTACCAACGATGTTGTATAATTTAACTCCTAAGTCTCTAAACTTATTGTAGACGTGCTTCTTTGCCCAATCCAATGCCCAGAAGTCAATGGTCTTACGACTATCAAAGGCATCTCCAAGGTGGATAACCGTTTTAATGTTTCTTTCCTCTAGGGTCGGGAAAAAAACATTGTCATAGAACTTTTGAAAGAAATCATGAAATGTTTTACTGCCCTTGCGAGCACCATAATGAGTATCGGTTATCAGAGCAATTTTCATGAATAAAGTTTAGATTGAATGTTCTCCTTAATGGTATTATAATCGGAAGCATTATAAATGTCACCATCTCCACTGAACACTTCGTCAAATCCTGACCGTTCAATGATTTTACTACGAATATCCATTTGACGTTTTTCCTTTTGAATCCTTCTCAAGAATGCGTAGTGAATAATCTGAGTGAAGTATGCAAAAGGATTAGAAGACTTCTCTGGATCAAAGTTCTTAATGTACTGGACGCAGTTCTCAATACCATCACAGATCATGTCCTCTCGGAACATATAGTTCACAAAATTAGGTTTGTATGAGAGGTGAGTAGCAATCTTGAGAAAACACTCTCCAAGATAATTCGTGATACGAGGAGTTGGTTCTCCTTTCTCGTGTGCTGCTTTGACTTTATTACGGTAAACAATCAGTGCTTCTAAAAACTCTTTATTGTTTACATAATGTTCTGATTTCTTTCTGGTTCTAGACATTTCATGATTTGTTTCTAACTGTGATCACATTATAACATAAAATCATGGGGCTTGACAAGTTCTGATAATTTAAGTAGAATCACTCTGTTAGGGTTAAAGAGATTAATTTAGCTACTTTTATAGAGTTTCTCTAAAGATACTCTAGCATCAGAGATAGATGATAAGAATCCCATCTCTTTGTTTGCTTTAGTTTCATTTGAGTCTCTATCTTTATCTCTTAAGTATTTGTTATAGACAGAGATCATTTGTTCATCAGTAACTTCACTGATCGTAATTACTTTTTCCATATCAATAATTATAATAGAATCACCCGTTAATGTCATCCATGGGTTAACTTGAATCGCACTTACACCCATATGACGAATAGTAATAGTTTCAAATACAACAGGTGATTCTAACAACAATAACGTTCTAGTTTCTTCTTCACAAGGAGTTACCTTAGCAAATACCTCTTCTCCAGATACCAATTTAATTGCTGCATAGAATTCGTCTTTATACATTTTCCTTTAAACTTACTTGTACGATTTCATAATTGAATTTCTCTTGATTATAAATCTTGATTCTTTCAACTAAATGATTCAATGTATAATTCTTTCTTGACTTAAAAGTTATATCATCAGCGATATCATAAAGAACTGCTTGAGTCTTGTTGTCTCCTTTTCTTAGAACTCTTCCGATTGATTGTAGATTTCTAACTCTTGATTTGGATGGTGATGCAAAGATTACGTTGTGTAGGTTCTTAATGTTGATACCAGTTGAGAATGTTCCATAAGATGCAACGATTACAGCATTGGATTCTTTTTCTGTAATCTCTCTAACTAGTTCTCTTTGTTCAGCATCAATTCCACCGTGTACATAGAATACTTTACGATTATCTTTCACAGAATTATTTATTAATTCGTAGAGTGGTTGACCATGAGATTCAACCCTACTGAACAAGACAAGACTATTTCCCTTTAGGTCTAATACTAGATTCTTGATAAAATTATTTCTCTTTCCATGTCCGATGATATATTGAATCTCATCCTCATAAGTTTCAAACTGATGTGCATCATGCTTCATAAGTAAGACATGAATTTGTAACTGAGAAAGATGCCCCTTATCAATTAGATCTTTTGTTTGTGTGACTTTGTATGATGGACCAAACAATCCCTCTAACACCCACTTATGCGTCTGTGTGCCGTCTAAAGTACCAGTGAACCCAAATCTATACTTAGCACTGTCCATCTTAGTCATAATGCTGACTAGAGACTTAGATTTGAATAAGTGTGCTTCGTCACCAATAATAACTTCAAAGTCCTTAAAGAATGTCCTTTGTAACTTATAGATTGATTGCCAAGTTGTAATTGTTACTGGATATTCATTTGTTTTTTCTTTACCAGAATAAATTTTGTGACAATATTGATCGGCATTCCACCCATAGTCTTGGAAGTCTTTAAACATCTGTTCAACCAGAGATGTTGTTGGGACAACCAAAAGAATCTTCTTATCTTTTTCTGCAAAGTATCTCACCACAGAATAAATCATCAATGATTTACCAGAAGCAGTTGGTGAAATGAGGAGTTTACGATTATATCTTAATGCATCATATACGGCATCAACTTGATAGTCTCTGGGTTTGAATCTTGCGATACGAGTCATATAATCCTTGACTCCTTCACGAGAAATCATCTCATTGACTTCAAATGGAGGGCCATAGAACTTATTATGCTCAAACTCTACACTGTATCCAGAGTTTCTTGCCCATGCCATTACTTTGTCAAGCAGACCAACATAGATCTCACCAGTATGAGAACTATACAGTCTAATCTTTCCATCCCAATACTTGCTACGGTATTGAGGCATGAACTTTGCACCAGGAACATCAAACGTGAAATGATCGGATAATTCCTGGTTAATATGTGGTTCTGCTTTTACAGTCACATATACTTCGTTCTTTTTGCGAATAACAATATCAGACATAACCTCTAATAAATTGTTGCCACTCAATAGAATTCTTAATTTGGTAAGTTCTATTGTTGATGGTTTTTAGGATACTATCAACGTAACTGAGCATTACTTGATAGTAATCAATTTTTGTTTGCTGTTTAATCAGATCCTCATCAGCATCCATGTACTTATCTACATCTTGCCTTAAGACTTTATGATCAAATGGATTATCAATATACACTTCTGGGTCTGCCTTGCCCGTGTAATATTGCCATTTATCTTTTTTGAGTTGCTTTAATTTGTTCTCCTCAATCTTCTTTAGCAGAAGAATATTATTTAAAATTTTATAATATTTTGCATGAAGAGAAGGAATCTTTGTAGACTCTGTGTGTAGATTGTCCTCGTCTATTTTTGAATCTTCTTCCCATGATAATTGAATTTCATCAAGATTCATAAATCAAATCATAAAACCACTATATTATATATTGAATATTTGAAAGTGACTTCTGCGGTGACATAGTTAATATCTTCTGCAGTTGCATCAAACTGAACTGTTGAAAGACTTACTGGGAATACATCTTTGAAGTCAATTCTGGCGATTTCATTGAAGTTACTGTTGTAAATGAATAAACTTGCATCAGAATATTCATTCATTGGATTTTTGGCAGAAATGCTCGGATCATATGGATTGTCTGCCTTCATATCAATAAACTCTTGAATACTTTCTGGGTATCCAAGTCCTCTTAACCAATTATGGACTTCCATGTAATTGGTCAAATTTTCATCAACAAAAAATCTTAAAGTAAAGTCTTGATAAGTTAACTTATCTCCAGGTACTGGAATGTCCTTCAGATAAGTTGGTTGTAATGCAAAACCAAGATTGATACCTGGAATTGATGCAGAGTTTGAAAAGAAGTCTGCCTTAGGTACTCTTGTGATTGAGAACTTAAATCCTACAGGAGAGAGATAGTTCCTGTTATCAATTTGATTTGTCCAGGGTTTCATTCTCCTCCTCCATTTCCACCGTTACCATTGCCTTCAGATTCAGAATCCGAATCTTGAGTATGTCCATTCTCCTTTGCCAACATTCCTGCACGATCTAACATAAAACCTGCGGGAATATTCTTACACTTTTTGTCAGTAAAACACCAATACTTCCCCGAGGGGCATCTTTTTTTAGACGCTTCACTAATGAAATTTTGATATGATTTCATGAGTTTTATATTTATTTAGATAAAAAAAGAGGGGCATTCGCCCCTCCTGTATAACCTTTTGGATCTAATGGATCACATGAGGTTGTCAACACGTACTCTTCTGTAGTAGCGGTTGCTGTTTGCCTTGATACGACCAAGACCTTGACCGTCAGCAATTGAACCCTCAGCGAATGGGTTAGAAACCATTCCGTAGCGGGTCTTGAATCCAATCTTAGGCTGGAAGGTGTCCTGACCAACGGCACGGACCATTTGGAGAGGAACGTATGGGCAATAGAACAGACCAGCGTCATAAGGTGAAGAACCCTTATAACCAACAACGTAGTACTGGTTAGCAGAAACGTTTGCAGAATAAGGATCAATGTATACACGATACTTACCTTGCAGAACACCAGCGAAGGTGTTACCAGTGTCGTCAACGTTGAGGTTGGCGTTCAGAGCAGGGGTGTAATCAAGAACACCTGCC